CAGGACGTGAACAAGGGCTGGCTGCAGCAGGCGCGTGAGCAGATCCCGGCCCAGGTGCTCAAGGAAGGCAAGACCGCCGGCAAGGTAGTCCTGGGCGTGGGTGGCGACTACGCCAACCTTGATGCCCTGGTGCATGACACCAAGCAGATGGTGGACGAACGTCTGCGTGATGGCGGCGACCTGATCGCGATTATCGGTACTGACCTGCTGGCTGCTGACAAGGCGAAGCTGTACGCCAAGCAAGGCGACGTGCCGACTGAAAAAGAGCGCATCGAAGAAGCCCAGGTGATCGCCACCTACGGCGGTCTGCCGAGCTTCAGCGTGCCGTTTTTCCCAGTCAACGCCGTGGTGGTTACCAGCTGGGACAACCTGTCGATCTACTTCCAGGATTCGAGCTGGCGCAAGCAGACCGTGGAGAACTCCAAGCGCTCCCGCGTCGAGGATTACAACAGCCGCAACGAGGGCTACGTGATCGAGCAGCTGGAGAAGTTCGCGATGACCGAGAACGTGGAGCTGGTGAAGTGAGCCTGGCCCTTGCGCACAAGCGCCGCATGCTCGCCTCCGGGGGCGCAGCCTTAGCCGCTGCTGCAGCGGCACCGCTGGCGTACTCGCCGGCGGAAGCCCTGAGCAGCCCGGCCAACGCCCGCAAACACCTGCTGCTGATGGAAGCGTCCCTGGATCAGGATCTGGAGCGCCTGAGCGCGCTCAAGAACCTGGCCAGCAAGCAGTCGCTCAAACGCGAGGAACTACTGCCCAAGTACCAGGACTTCATCCAGCGCTATATGGAATCGGGCCTGGTGATGCCGAACCGTGTCCTGGTGCAGGTAATGGTCTGGCTGTTCGACACCGAGCAGTTCGAAGACGGGCTGGAGCTGGCCGACTTCGCGATCGAGCAGGGCCAGGAAATGCCGGAGCGCTTCAAGCGCCGCGACGTGCAGACCTTCGTCGCGGACGCCGTGATCGAGTGGGCTTACGCCGAGTACAACGCCCAGCGCAGTCCGGAGCCGTACCTGTCCGACCTGCTGCCGCGTGTCGATGATGAATGGGAGCTGACTGAACAGATCCCGTCCAAGTACCACAAGCTGATCGGCATGCGCGCCATGGAGGCCGAACAGTGGGAAACCGCGCTCAAGCATCTTGAGCGCTCCACTGAGTTGTATTCGAAGGCCGGCAACGAGACCCGCATCCAGAAGTGCCGCAAGGCACTGGCCAAACAAGTAACTGCCACCACCGGCGCCGAATAACCGACTACCCCCCCAGCGGGGAACTGTGGACGTGTGTCTGCCATTTATGGCCAGCCCCACGAAAAACAGTCTCCCCGCCCTAATTTGAGCGGCCAGCAATGAGCTTTTCAGGCAAACCCACCACCTTTGTGGACCAGGCAATTGAGAACGACGGCTTCTGGCCGAACCTCTCCGTGTCCGAGTTCCAGAAGGGTTACCGCCTGCCGGCGGAATTTCTGGGCGAGCTGCTGACCGACGCACTGAGCATCGCGATGGCCGAGGTCAATACCGACCTGGCCAAGCTCAAAGCCCGCTGGCAAGCCGTCGGCATCACCCACGTCGAGTCCGCGGATTCCACGCTGCTGCCTGAACGTGCCTTGAAGGCCAAGCTCTACAAGCGCGCTGTGTATTGCCGCGCCAAGGCCAGCGCGCTGCAGCAGTTTCCAACCGTGACCCGTCGCGAAAGTGCCGAGAACACCGGTAAGGAAGCGCCGGAGCGCGAAGCCACGTTCCTGGCGTTCAGCCAACAGGCCGTGCGCGCCCTGCAGGGCCGTGGTCGCATCACGGCGGTGCTGCTATGACCAAGCTGCAGAAACTGACCGCCTACCTGCTGGAACGCCGCCTGGTCGAGCCAGAACAGCTCGACAGCTGGACCGAGCAAGTGACGCTCAACCTGGTCTGGAAGCCCGACGTGGACGGCATGCAGCTGGGCGACATGCGCTATCGCGCTGCAATTGTCCTGGAGCGCTTCGCCGACCATCCGGCACGGCTGATGGCCCTGATCGGCAGCTGGCTGGAAACCTGCGATCCAGAGCGCGATCGGCACGAACTGCCGGCGGCGCAGTTCGCCGTCGAGCCGCTGGACAGTGACCTGTTCGATGTGGAAATCACGTTGGAATTCGTCGAGCCGCAATACCTGGCCGAAGACCCGGCCGGCGAGATCCAGGCCTTTGGCAAGACCTGGGCATTTGTGCCGTTTGATCTGTGGGTCGCTGAGCGCGGCGAGGTGGCCACTCATGGCGGGGCGTAGCACCTTCGAACTCGACGCACGCGGTTACCTGGGCGTGCGCGAGCAACTGGCACTGCTCAGCCTGCCGCCACAAATGCGCCGGCGCCTGCTGAACAACGTGACCAAGCGCGTGCGGACCATGAGCCGCAAGCGTGTGCGTGATCAGCAGAACCTGGACGGCTCGCCTTTCGAGGCGCGCAAGGGTTCGGCCAAGGGCAAAAAGAAGATGGAAGCCGGCTTGGCCAAGCTGATGGTGGTGACCCGTGTCAGTGCCGACGAAGCCGAACTGGGTTGGAAAAACGCGCTGACGCGCTGGGTCGCCGCACAGCAACACCACGGCGTCAGCGAGCGCCGTACCGCTGCACAGATGCGCCGCTGGAACAAAACCCCGCCCGGCCTGGCCGCCACCGACAAGCAAGCCAAACGCCTGCGCCGGTTGGGCTTTCGTGTGCGCCAGGCGGGCAAGAAGACGCTGACCCGGCCGTCAGTGGCGTGGATTCAAGAGCATGTGAACTACGCCAAGGCGGGGCTGCTGATCCGCATCCTGGACGACGAGCGAAGCGAATCCACTGGCGCACAGAGCTGGGAAATCACGCTCCCGAAACGCCAGTTCATCGGCGTCAACACCGACCGCGACACCAGCCTGCTGATTAACCAGGTGTTGCAACAAATCCTACATTCACCCCGCTAACGAGGCACTGCATGGCACTCGGTCAAGTCACCGTCGACAATCTCAATCTGGGCCAGGGTGCCGTAACAGAGATTGAACGCTACTTCCTTTTCATCGGCCCGGCCGGCAAGAACGTCGGCCAGTTCATCCCGCTGAATACCGACAGCGACCTGGACGCCGCTCTGGGCGTTGCGGCCAGCGATCTGAAAACCCAAATCACCGCTGCCCGTCTCAACGGTGGCCAGCGCTGGGCATGTGTGGCCGCTCCGATCGGCGCCGAGGGCAATTGGTCCGAGGCTCTGGAAAAAGCCCAGCAGCAAGGTTTCTCGGTGGAAGCTGTGGTGATCACCAAGCCAGTGACCACCGCCGCCGAGCTGTCGACCATGCATGACGCGGCGATTGCACTAAACAACACTTACGGGCGGCGCGTGTTCGTGATGGCGGCCGCTGTGGGTATCACCGCGCAACAAACCTGGGCGCAATACGTCACCGAGCAGAAAGCCCTGGTCGCTGATCTAGCGGCGCCGCGTGTCCTGCCGGTTCCGCAACTGCACGGCAATGACCTGGGCGTGTTGGCTGGCCGCTTGGCCAACGCGGCCGTGAGCATTGCCGACAGCCCGATGCGCGTGGCCACCGGCCCAGTGCTGGGCCTCGGCCCGGTGCCGATCGATGCCGACAAAATCCCGCTGCCGTCGGCGGTGCGCAGTGAGTTGGACCGTGCGCGCTTCTCCGTGTCGCAGACCTATCCGGATTACCCGGGCGTGTACTGGGGCGACGGCAACATGCTCGACACCCCGGCGAGTGACTTCCAGGTCGTTGAACACCTGCGCATCACCGACAAGGCGGCGCGCCTGATTCGTCCGCTGCTGATCCGCCGCGTGGCCGACCGCCGCTTGAACAGCACCCCCAACAGCATGGCGGTCAACACCAACCAACTGATGGCGCCGTTGCGTGCGATGGCCAAGTCCACCACGTTCAACGGCGAGGTGTTCCCCGGCGACATCGAGCCGCCGAAAGACGGTGACCTGGTGCTGAGCTGGCTGAGCAAAACCAAGGTCGCGGCCTACATCAAGCTCAAACCCCTCAACTGCCCGAAAGACCTCACGGCGAACATCGCCCTGGATCTTTCCACCGACAAAACGGAGTAACGCCCCATGGCGAAAATTGGCGGCAAGAATTTCGACGTGAGCCTGGGCGACCTGTCGCTGCACGTCGAGAACTGCACTTTGGACATCACCGATAACTCGGCGGTGGCCCAAACCCGTGGCGTGCCGGATGGCTTCGTGGATGGCGATGTGGCGGCGGCCGGCGAGTTCGAGTTGGACACCACCAACTTCAACCTGCTGATCGACGCGGCGCGATCGGCCGGCAGCTTCCGTGCCTTGAAACCCTTTGACGCGGTGTTCTTTGCCAAGGCCGGCGAAGAAGAGGAGCTGCGGGTCGAGGCCTTCGGCTGCAAGGTGAAGGTGTCCAGCCTGCTGGCGATCGATCCCAAGGGCGGCGAGAAGAGCAAACACAAGGTGCCGTTCGACGTCACCAGCCCGGACTTTATCCACATCAACGGCGTGCCGTACCTCGACGCTGCAGAGATCGAGGGGCTGCGCTGATGGTGGATTGGTTCGACCGCGCCCAGGAACTGGAGCAACGCCAACGTGACCAGGCGATCAAGGCCCAGCTGCAGCAGCCAAGGCCGGTCGGGCCAAGCCTGACCCACTGCCAGGACTGCGACAAAGAGATCCCGCCAGCGCGCCAGGCGCTGGGCGGCATGACCCGGTGCGTCCCGTGCCAGACGGGCCACGAAAAGAGTAATCGTTGATGACGACTGACGCCGTACGCCTCGGATCGCTGGAACAGAAATTTGCCGTTTTCGAACACCGGCTAAGTGAGCTGGAAAGTCGGCACGAAACCGTGCCGACGCGTGTCACCAAGCTGGAGCAGGGTTTCGAACACATGGCGGGTCAGCTATCGGAACTCAACGCTGGCCAGCAGACGCTGACGGTGGCGGTAAATGACATCGGCGCGAAGGTGGGCCGCTTACTGACCATCCTGACGCTGGTGGGTGCCGTGCTGCAAATGGCCGTACCCGCGCTCCTGCGGGTGTGGTTCCCATGAGCCTGCGCGGCCGGATTCAAGCCGGTGCGATCGCACTGGCCAGCGCTTCGCTGCTGACGTTCCTGGGCACCTGGGAAGGGCAGGGACGGAACACCGTTTACGCGGACAACCTGGCCCGTGGGCTGCCAACTGTGTGCAAGGGCATCACCCGGCACACCAGCCCGTATCCGGTGGTGGTCGGTGACTACTGGTCGGACGCTCGTTGCGCCGAGGTGGAGCAGCTGGTGATCGGCAAAAGTCAGCTGCAGCTCGCCGACTGCATCACCAACCCGCAGGTGGGCCAGAACACTTTCGACGCCCTGACCAGCCACGGGCACAACGTCGGCGTGCCCAGCACCTGCGCCAGTCGGGCGGTGGGGTTGATCAACGCCGGCCGCATTGCCGAAGGCTGCAAGGCCTTGGCCTGGGCGCCGGACGGCAAGACGCCGGTGTGGGCTTTTGTAACCGACGCCCGAGGCCGTAAACAGTTCGTTCAAGGCCTGCACAACCGCCGGCTGGCCGAATCCCGGCTGTGTGCGGAGGGGCTGTAATGCTGCGTGAAGGCCTGTTTCTTGTAGTGCTGTGCCTGGTCGTTTGGATCGGTTTCGACATTCTCGAAGACCAACGCGACACGGCGCGGCGCGAGCGCGACAGCGCGCAATTCGAAGTGAACGGCCTGCGTGAAGCGGCCCGTATCAGCGGCGAGATGCTTGCCGAGCGGGACGCGATCGACCTGCAAAACACCACGGAACTGAACCATATACGCACTGAAAACCAAAACCTGCGCCGCGCTGTTGACGATGGCACTAAGCGGTTGCGGATCCGCGCCACCTGTCCCGCCTCAGTGCCCGCCACCACCGGCGCCGCCCGCGTGGCTGATGCAGGAACCGCCGAACTCGCAGCAGACGCTCGACCGGATTATCACACCCTCCTAGATCAGCTCGCCCTGACCCGGCAGATGGTTTTCGGTCTGCAGCAATACGCCCTTGGAGTGTGCCAACGATCGCCAGCGCACCAGGGCAACACTTTTTCCAACCTCAACAAGAGAGCTACCCCATGAGCCAACAAAACACCGAAATCACCCTGGAAGTCGGCGAGCAGGAATTCACCTTCAACCTGACCCCGGCGGACGTGACCAAGTACTTCAACGCGCTGACGCAAACCAACAAGGTCGCCCCGGGCAACAACCTGTTGATGACCACCGTCAAGCCGGAAGAAAAAGCCACCTTGAAACCGCTGTTGGCCAACCCGGTGATGGTGATGCAGATCGCCGGCGCACTGCTGGAGGAATACGCGCCGAACGTTGAGGTGATCGTAAAAAAGCGCTCGAGCACGCTGAGCGCCTGACCGAAAACGGCCTGGGCCAGCTGATGGCCCTGACGAACCGCTGGCTGCCTGGAGCCGAACCTACGCCCGAGGCGATGGGCACGGCCAAGTGGCTGGAGGACGAACACTGGAGACGCATGGAGTTTGCCGTGGCTAACGGCATCGCCCTTGCGCTGAACGGGTAACGACATTGGCAGACCGTAGCGCCAGCCTGGCTTTCATTCTGAGCTTGCAAGACAAGGTCACCGCGCCCCTGGGCAAGGTGAAGATGGGCTTTTCCGAGCTTGCCGATCAGAGCGAAAAGCACATCAAGACGATCGGCATGGGCCTGGGCGGGCTGACGGCTGGTGTGGTCGGGATCCGCGAATCCATGGAACCGGCACTGGAGGTCAACCGCGCCCTGGGCGACGTACGATCGCTGGGCGTGGCCGAGGATGCATTGTCTGCGCTCAATGCCAAGTCGCTGGAATTCGCCGTGAACTATGGCGAGAACGCCAAGGACTTTGTGGCCTCGGCTTACCTGATCGAGGGCGCCATTAAAGGGCTGGCCGGCAACCAGCTGGCGACCTTCACCAACACCAGCAACCTGCTGGCCAAGGCCACCAAAACCGACGCCGAAACCATGGGCGAATACGTCGGCACGCTCTACAACCTGCAGAAGTCCCAGGCCGATGCGATGGGGAAGGGCGAGTGGGTCGAACGACTGGGCGGCCAGACGGCGTTGGCGGTGCAGCTGTTCCGTACTAGCGGCGCGGCCATGAAGGACGCCTTCAAGGAGGCCGGCGCGATCGCGACAACGGCGGGTGTGGACCTGGCTGAACAGATGGCGGTGATCGGCACCCTGAGCAGCACCATGGAGGGGGGCGACGCCGGCGGACGCTACAAGGCGTTCTTCGAAAACATCGGTGCCGCGTCGGAAAAGCTTGGCATGAAGTTCACCGACCAGCAGGGCAAGATCCTGCCGATCATGTCCATCCTGGACAAGCTGCAGGGCAAGTTCGGCGACCTGACCAGCGCCTCGGCCGGGGCCAAGCTGATGGAGGCCTTCGGCGGTGAAGGCGCCCAGGTGATCGGTGCGCTGGCCAAGGACACCGGGCGGCTGCGCAACGGCATCGAGCAGTTGGGCAAAGTGCGCGGACTGGAGAACGCCGAGCAAATGGCCCGGGCGATGGTCGATCCATGGCAACAGTGGGCGTCGCTGGTTGAGGTGATGCGTACCGTGTTCGGCCAGGTGCTGATCCCGGTGCTGTCGCCGTTTATGAACAAGATGGTGGACATCGGCAAAACCCTAGTGCGCTGGTCGCAGCTGTTCCCGAACATCACCCGCGTGATCGGTATCACCGCACTGACCATCATGGGCATTGTGGCGGCCATGTCGGCGCTGACCATGGTGGTGGGGATCGCGAGGATGACCTGGCTGGGGCTGCTGACTGTCTGGAAAGTCGTCCAGTTGCTGAGCCTGCGCACCGTTGCGGTCTTCATTCTGCAGAAGTTGGCGATCCTGGCTTACGTCGCCGTGATCTATACGTTGAGCGCCGGCCTGGCACTCATTCGCGGCGCGATGCTGCTGTGGCAGGGCGCGATCTGGCTGGTCAACGTTGCCCTGACGGCCAACCCTATCGGCTTGATCGTGATGGGCATTGCCGTCCTGATCGCGATCGTGGCCGCCGCCGTCTACTACTGGGACGAATGGACGTCGGCCTTGATGAACACGGCCGCGTTCCAATTTGTCGCCGAGAAATTCCAGAAGCTGGCCGACTGGTTTAACTCCATGGGCGGCTGGTCGGGCATGGCCAAGGCCGCTTGGGACAGCATCGTCGGCGTCTTCACCCAGGCCATCAATGGCCTGATCGAGATGATCAACAGCATCCCCGGCGTGAACATCGAGGCGCGTTTCGGCGGCATGCCCGAGGTGCCCGGCATCGACGTGGCCACCAACGCCGCCGACACCGCCAACGCCGCGCAGAAAGCCCAGCAGACCATCAACTCAGCCATCCCTAGCCTTTCCCCAACGCGACCGACAGCGGTGCCGCCCGGCGGTCTGCTGACCAGCATTCAGAACAACAGCAACAGCCAGAACAAGGGCGTGCATGTGGAGAACATGACCATTCAAAACAGCAAACCGATGAATCCGCTGGAGATGGAAAACATGGTCGCCATGGCGGTGGGCGGATGAGCGAGTACGTAGACCTGTTGATCGTCGACAACGACCTGGCGCTGGACCCTTCCAATCAGCCGCGGCTGATCGATGACCGCGCCTGCATCGCCCAGGACATCGCGCACATGATCCGCGACAGCGGGCTGTTGGTCACGCTGGTGGCCGAGCGCGATCGGCTGCGGCAGCGCGACTGCATCCAGCAGATGGAGTTGCTGGTGGAGGCCGACGAACGCCTGGTGCCCGGGACCGCGCGCATCACACAACTGGAACCAGGTCAGTACCTGGTCACCGTCAAAACCCTGAAATTCGGATTGATCGAGGTGAGCCTGTGAGTGAGGTCGATTTTAAACAGGTGATCGCCGAAGCCGGCATCCCGACCACCGAGGCTGGCTTGAAGGCCGCCTGGGAAAAGGAGGTGGAAGCCCAAGGCGCCAAGGTCGCCAACACCAGCAGCTATTCGCCGTTCTGGCGGGTGATAACGGCCCTGGTCACCAAACCGGTGCTGTGGCTGCTGGATTTCCTGTGCCTGACCGTGCTGCCGAACTTCTTTGTGAAAACGGCGGTCGACGCCTGGCTGGACATGTTGGCCTGGGCGGTCAACGTCGAGCGCAAGGGCGCGACGAAAGCCCGGGGTACGTTGCTGTTTACCCGGGCGAGCCCGGACGGCGTGATGGAACTGGAAAAAGGCATCGCGGTGCAGTCCGCCGCCATCAACGGCAACGTCTACCAGCTGACCACGACGGCCGCCGCCACTTTCCAGCAGGGGCAGTTGCAGCTGGAAGTGCCGGTGGAGGCGAACGAAGCCGGTAGCGGCTACAACCTGGCGCCGGGTTATTACGCGATCCTGCCGGTCCCGGTACCGGGCATTGTCCAGGTGGCGAACAGGGACGGCTGGCTGGAATCACCTGGTGCAGATTCGGAGCCGAATGACCAGCTGCGCCTACGTGTGCGCAACCAGTTCTCGGCGGTCAACCAATGGCACACCGACGCGGTCTATCGCGCCATGATTTCCGCCTTCCCAGGCGTGCGGCCGGATGGCGTGTATTTCGAACACGGCGCACCCCGGGGGCCAGGCAGTGCGAACGCCTATGTGCTGTTTGACGCCGGTGTGCCGGCGGATAGCTACCTGGAACAAATCAACGCGCACATCCGCGACCAGGGCAACCACGGCCATGGCGATGATCTGCTGGCCATGGTCATGCCCGAAGTGCCGGTGGTGCTGCTGTTCAACGTCTGGCCCAGGGCCAATCTGACGCCCGCCCAGGTGATCGACCTGCAAAGTGAAATTGAGCTGTTCGTGCGCGCCGCGTTCCGTGAAAGCACGCCCCGAGACTATCAACCGACGCTCACTTATCCGCAGTCGCGGTTCAGTTTCAGCCGATTGACCGAGGAACTACACGGCCAGTTTCCCGGCATCGAGTCGCTGAGGATCACCCCGATGGTGGACATCGTCAGCGCGCTGACCATTCCCCGGATCGACAAACTGACGGTGCTGATGAAGTGATCAAACTCAAATTGCCGTTCTGGCTGGAAGGGACCGAACTGTCGAAGCTGACCGCCGCCGCGCAAGCCTGGTGGGAAACCGTCACCGGCTGGCTGCGCTGGCCGTACCTGCAAATCGACCCGGACACCTGCCACCTGACCATCCTCGAACTGTGGGCCTGGCAGCGCGACGTCACCCGCTTCAAAGGCGAGCCCGAGGCCTTGTTCCGGCTGCGGGTGAAGTACGCCTTTATCAACTCTGTAGACGCCGGCAGCACCGCCGGCATGAAACGCATTTTCGAGCGCCTGGGCGTGGGTTACGTCGAGATTGAGGAACGCCAGCCTGATCGGGATTGGGACGTGGTCCTGCTCAAATTCAGCAACGCCCAACTGTCGCTGAACCCGGAGCTACTGCGCGTGTTGATTCAGCAGTACGGCCGGACCTGCCGGCGCTATGACTTCGTGACCATCACCCCCGTGGCGCTGCAAATCGCCTTGATCGACTTTAACGACGACCAGCAAACGCTGGTTGCCAGCCTGTAGGAGCGCACTGTGAGCGCCAATATCACCTTGGCCGGCGAAAGCCTGATTGCCCTGAAGCAAAGCCAGAAAAAGCCGCTGATCATCAGCAAATTCATTTTCGCCAACGTGCCGGGGCTGGACCCTGTGGCGCCGCTCGATCGCGCTGCCGGTAAGCCACCGGCGGAACAGATCGTCCACGTCTACAGCATCCCCGCGCAAAGCGGCGGCTACGTGAACCCCAACCAGGTGGTGTACAGCGCCCAGCTGGGATCGGACATTGGCGATTGGGATTTCAACTGGGTTGGCCTCGAGGACGAAGAGGGCGTGCTGTTCGCGGTGTCCTCCGTGCCATTGCAGCAGAAGCGCAAGAACATTCCACCGCTCCAGATCGGCAACAACGTCACCCGCAACTTCCTGGTGGCGTTCGACGGAGCCCTGGCGCTGACCGGCATCACCATCGACGCCAGCACCTGGCAGCATGACTTCACCGTGCGCCTGGCCGGCATCGATGAGCGCGGGCGCCTGAGCAATCGCAACCTGTACGGCCGCGCCTGCTTTTTCGGTGGTTCGCTGACCTTTGAGAAGACCGCGAGCGGCTTTCAGCTCCGGCCCGGAACAGCCTACATCGAGGGCATTCGGCTGGCCCAGGGCGAACCGCACCCGATCACCGGCGTTATTCCCGTGGGTAAAATCTGGTTGGACGTCTGCCTGGAACGACAGCTCAACGACCGGGTGGCCAGCTGGAAAGTGGTGTATGGCGATCAGGCGGACTACACCGACGCCGTCGGTGCACACCATTACTGCGTGCCGATCGCTGACTTTATCTCGTCGACCAACATCATCGACCTACGACCGGCGGAGCCCATCCCCGGGGCGTTGATTCAGTACCTGGCCGCACGTAATGGCGACTACCCAACGCTGCGTGCCCGGGGCACCACCAAGGGCGACGTGGGCCTGGGCAACCTGCCCAACGCTAAAAGCGATGACCCCGCGTCCAACAGCAGCGAGATCCTGGCCACCACTGCTGCGTTGAACAATCTCAACCAGCAGGTCAGCGATTCGCTGGTGGGCATGGTGGCCAGTTTTGATATGCCCAGCGCGCCCCCGGGTTGGCTCAAGCGCAACGGCGCCAACGTGTCGCGCACCGCCTACGCCAAGTTGTTTGCGGTGCTCGGTACCCGTTACGGCGCCGGTGACGGCAGCACGACCTTCAACGTGGGCGACAGTCGTGGCCTGTTTACTCGGGGCCTGGATGACGGTCGCGGCATTGACCCGAACCGTAGACTGGGCTCAATGCAGGCTCCAGCAAACCTTACTCACACCCACGGAGGTGTCTCCAATACTGCAGGCAATCACACTCATTATTCGGCGGCAGGCAGTGGCGGTAACGTCACCGTGAATTACGGCAATGACATCACTGTTGCGCCGACCGGCAACACCACAACCGGTACCGCCGGCACTCACCAGCACACCTTAACGATCTATGCCGATGGCGACACCGAAGCACGCCCGATCAACGAAGCGTTGCTGGTCTGCATCAAATATTGAGAGCCTTTATGAACACGAAAACCGTCTACCAAACCAATCACCTGGGCATTTTAGTCGGGCCAGTGACAGCGGATGAATCGCCCTTGGAGCCGGGGGTGTACCTGATTCCCGGCGGCTGTGTGGAAACCCCGCCGCCGGCGATCGCGGAACATAAAGTCGCCTGGTGGAATGGCCAAGCCTGGCAGCTGGTGGACTATTTCGGCGGTGTGGTCGTTTACAGCATCGACACCGGCGAGGCGCGAACCCTTGAAGGGTTTGAACCGCTTCCGGCCGGCTACACCCTGAAAAAGCCCGGGCCGAACCAGATCTGGAAGGACGGTGAATGGGGCGACGACATCGACGCCGTGCTGGCCGCGCTGTATGACAACAAGCAGCAGGCGATCGGCGACGCGTACAGCCAGTACATCGCCGGCGGCTTCAATTCGGATGCGCTGGGCGAGCTGCACCGTTATAGCAGCGCGATCGATGACCAGGTGGATTTAAACGGCCAGGTGCTGCTGGGCATGGATGATGTCTATCCATGCTTTGACGCTGACCAGGTGAAAGCCTTTCGACCGCATACCATCGCCCAGCTACAAAAGGTCAGCCAGGATCTGGTGCGCTTCAAACAGGCCGCCATGCAGCATGCCGACAGTCTCAGACAGATCTTGGCCAAAGCCCTGGATGACAAGAATTTGAAGGCCATGAAAGCCATCACCTGGACGCCGCCGGCATGACCTGGGCACCGGTGACCATGCGCTGGCCCGAACAGGCCACGCAATGGATGGGAGGCCTGACGGCCGCCAAGGATCTGGCCGGCGGTGAGCTGGCCAGCACGACCCAGCGCCTGGCCGGCCTCGAGGGTTTGGTCAACACCAACCCGGGGCCGGTTGGTGACGCGGCCAAAGGTGCGATCGCTGCCGGCCGGGCGGCCTTAACCGAGCAGTTGGGGCAGGCGCCGGCGTGCCTGGTGGTGACGCCGTTTCAAAGCGGCATCGGCCAGGGACGCGGCTATCAGCGTTTTCTGTCGGCACCCAATGTGCTCGAGCATCTGGCGAAGAAACTGGAGGACGTCACCGACACTGGACGCCCGGCCGGGCCGCAATACGCGCTGTCGATCCTGTTCCTGGGCACGCGCCTGGAACAGCTGGCCAGCAGCCTGTCGCGCTTCAACGCCTTGCTGCCGATCCCCGACCTGGTGCGCACCGAGCGCCGCGCCCAGCACCTGACGAAACTGGAAACCGAAAAGTGGGAGATCCCCGGCGCCGGTCCGTTACCGCGCTGGCAAGCGTTGCCCTTGGAGCGCTGCACGGTGGTCAAGGCCGCCAAGCAATCCATGGCCGGCCAACTGGCGATGCTGGAGAGCTACGCAGCTGACAGCTCACCATTGGGCGATCTGGCCGCACTGGCGACCCGCAAAGCCGCCCAGCAGCAGAGCCGGGATCAGCAGCTGGCCGACCTGAAAGACCTGCTGGCTGGGGGGAACCCTGAGGTCAGCATGCAGGCCCGCCTGATCGGCCCCGGCAACACCAGTAAGTTGCGGCGCGAGCTGCTGGCCGGCGTTGCCCCGGGGCACGAGTGGGTGCTGTGCGCCGGCCTGATGCTGGTCGGTTCAAAAGAAGGGCTGAGTTTTGTACAGGAGCTGGTCGGCCTATGACGCTGCTACTCGACGGCCACAAGGTCCAGGGCAAGAACCTCAAGGTCACCGCCAATCTGCGCATTGAAAGCGGCGATATGTCCGGCCAGACCAGCAACACGGACAAGGCCCACAAAGGCTTCAAGCCCAAGACGCTGACCGTCTCCTTGATGATTCCGTTTGTGGATAAGTCCCAACTGGTCGATCTGATGCGCCTGGCCGAAGCCACTGCCGGCGGTGGCCAGCTGCACCTGTACCGCATCGTCAACGACTCGGCCGAGGTCTTCGGCGTGCGCCAGGTCGAGTTTTCCGATGGCATCAGCGCCCGCGAGGACGACTCCCTGCGCGCCTGGTTGGTCCAGTTCACGCTGAGCGAGCGCGAATCGAACCCGGAAAAAGTCGAAGGCCGACGCGCCGGCAACAAAGTCAACGCCCAGGGTGCCCCGGGTAGCCCGGTGGGCGACGGTAGCGGCGGGACGGATGCAACCAGCGACAACCCGGCGCTGAGCGGTTTTGAAAAGGTGCTGGGCCGGCTGGACAAGTGGCTGGGCGGAAGTGAACCGACATGAAGTTGCACAAGGTATTGGCCATCAATGGCGCGCACGTCGTCCTGGTGAAAGATGACGTTCGGCTGGACGCCACCAGCCCCGGCCGAGCGACGTTCACCATCCAATCCGCGCTGCCGGTGAAAGGCCTGGTGACGCTGGACATCGGCTACAACGAAGGCACGTTGCAACGGCATTTCATTGGCTACGTCGAGCGCTGCACCGCCGCCAACGCTGTCGAGCAGGTGCTGTTCTGTCGCGAGCTGGCCGCCGTCCTGGCCAACCCATTGCCGCTGAACCTGCGTCATGTCGATTTGCGCGCCGTGCTGGCCGAAGTCAGTGAGCAGACCGGCCTGCGCTTTCGCGTGCCCGATCGGCCCTACGCCAGTGTTAAGGCGCCGTTCTTCTACAGCCTGGCGGCCGGCTATCAGGCGATGGACAGTCTGGCCCGGGTTTTCAGCATTCCCGACTTCACCTGGCAACAACAGGGCAACGGCGAAGTGTTCGTAGGCAGTTGGGCCGACAGTTTTTTCGGCGGCCGTGCGCCGCTTCAGATCCCCACGGAGCTGTTCGACGGCTACCAGGGCAACCAGAGCGCGATGGTCGCGGCCCTTCCCGGGTTGCGGCCAGGTGCAACGATCAACCACGGCGAGCGCATCACCAGTGTGGCTCTCGCCAATGACCAGATGGCCATCCGATGGAAGACGCAATCCGCCGCAGCGTAGAGCGGCAATTCCCCGAACTCACCGGTGGTTACCACCTGCCGCGCTTTGCCCGGGTTGTCGCCGTGGCCGATGCCCCGGCCGGCGCCGGCATCTGCGATGACTTCCGGCCGCGTTATGCCGTGGACATCGAAGTCCTCGGCCCGGACGGCGAGCCCGATCCGCAGCTGCCGCAGCTCGCCGGCGTGCCATTGCCGCTGCCCACCGGTGGCGAAGAAATGGGCCTGTATGCCTTTCCGGAAGAAGGCACCCAAGTGGTGGTGTGCTTCGCCTATGGCCTGCCGAACAAGCCCTACATCCAGACGATCCTGCCCCATGGCCTGAGCATGCCCAAGGTGCCGAAAGGCGATCAGGTGTGGCAGCACAGCGAGGCCGCCCAGCAGCGCGTCGATGCCGACGGTAACTGGTTGCGCCAGACCGATGGCAAGATCCAGGACAAGGCGATCGAGCGCGAAGTGGAGGCCCTGGAGAACCGCGAGCAGTTCCAGAGCCACACGCAGATGATCGACGACCATTCGACCGAGAGGGTGGGAGGGGTGAAGACGATCGAGGCACTGGGTGCGCTCAAGCTGCTATCGGGCGGATCCGCGAGCCTGGCGGCAGTGGACGATCTGCACCAGGCGACCGGCCGGGATCTGAACCTAGTAGTGGGGCAGAAACACAACGCCACGGTGGGTGGCGACATGCAGGAGAAGATCAAGGGCTTGCGACAGAGCGTGGCCGGGATCAGCCAGCAGCTGCAGGCGCCGAAAAACTGGATCGGCTCCGAAGGTGTGAATCTGTTCCAGGTGGTTTGCGACACTCTCGATCTGCTGCAGCAGATGAACACACAACTAGCAGCGCACACCCACGTACCAGGACCAGCGCCCTCACCAAGCGATGCGTCAGCTTTCACGGCGAAGGCATCGCAAGCTTTGGCGCTAGCATCGAAGTTAAAGCCAATTACTCTTTAAACAGAGTATTCGAGCACTCTTTTTATAGAGTTTAGAGGGGGGTTGCAGCGTGATTTGTGGACTTAACTGTGGATAACTCTTGACCGGGCAGCAGAAAGTTTGAACTCTGGTTAATACTCTTTGCTCGGACGGTTACCGTTCGTCCGAAAAATCCAATTGCTCGTTACTCATATTCGGTTAACGGTTGTTTCCTCTAAAGTGAACTAGGTTAAGCCTAAAGTGAATCTCAGGACACCTAAAGCGCATCTCAGATGACTTTGGAGTGTTTCAAGGATGGCGAAAACGACGAGGCCCGCACAATGGCGGGCCTCAGTGAGCGCTTTTCAGGGGGTTCTCTCTCGATTCCCTTGTGGTAGCATCTCGCTCAACCACTCAAGCTTTACATCTTTGTATCTGGCGACTCAAAGGGTATGGCTAAGTGACGAAGCCGTCAACAGCGGACGAATAGCGAATTCGCTAATTAGTCCGTTAATTACACCCGAAAGTTAGACCGTTAATTACGGGTAGTTGATGAGCTTAATCACTGCGTTGAGTGGGAAATCTCTGCGACGCTATTCAAACCGTTGCAGATCCCGCTAGCCTTCGGAGAATTAGCCAATGATAAATTTCATTGGCCGATACCTTCCTGAAGAACTGATTCGATTGTTGCAGACCGCTTATTGGTCGCTCCGGTTGATCAGAATCCTTCAACAAGTGTAATCGGTATCAGCAGGGGCCTTTGGCCCCTGCTTTCGTTTCCGACCTTCGATACATATCTACTCCAGCCGGCACCACCAGGATTGTGCATAGGCGCAACCGTCGATGTACTCGATGCCGCTCAGAACAAAGCCTGTCACCGCCATCCCTGCCAGCGTTGCATCCAGCAGCTGTGGCAACGGGTCGGGATCGAGAGGCAAACCCACTTGAACGCGGGCGATATTGGTACTGCGTCCAAGGTCAGCACTGACTGCTGAGTTCACCATGACATTGCCTCGGATCGCCGGGTACCGGCGCCGCTCCTTGGCATCCAGCGCTACACCGCGTACTCGCATTGTTGTGACCAGTAAGTGCATGGAAGCCGCCTACTCGCCAGCATCAATATCGAGTAGCGATTCGACCGCAAAGGCTAACGCCGCGTCCGCCAATTCCAACAATTCACCAAGATCGTCCGCATTGATCATCTGATTGATGTGTAGCGCGTGGGCGTTTCTGAGCAAAGCCTTATGATGCGCTCCCGGCATAGCTAGCAAGGTGGCATCGTCACGCAGCATCGACTGCCAATGCGCTAAAGCTGAGGATTTTGCGTTAGCAAACTCCACGGAGTTTTTGTTCATACGGCGCCCCTCTACTCGAATGCTGTATGCATAACCAGTATGTCGGTATACGATCCGATCTGCAGTACCGAGCCGACTGCTGGTAGCCCGTTTCTAAGGGAAAGTGCTTGTTTTCGGATCAACCAAAGTGGACGATGCGGAAGGCATATCGCCATCATGGAAGAGGATTAAACGATGTCTTACGATTTCGAAATTGTCTGCTTGGCAAACTCCCGCAAACATAGCGGCCGCTGCATTGCAGGAAAAATCACCACGGGTGAAAACCAGGGAATGTGGGTTCGCCCGGTCGGAACCAGTGCGAGTAGGGAAATAACTGAGCGTGATCGTGGTTACGACGACGGAACCTCCGCTCAGCACCTAGATCTCATCGATATAGCGTTCACTGCACCACAACCCCCGTCGTTTCAAAGAGAGAATCACATCATTGACGACAATATTTATTGGGAGAAAAAGGGAGCGGTAACCATAGCTGACCTCGCTGTGCTCATCGATACACCAGCCAGTCTTTGGGAAAATGGTCACAGCAGCTACTCTGGATCAAATGACCGCGTACCCGAAAATCTTTTGGCTGCCCCACGCCAAACGCTTTTTTTGATTGAACCCAGTAACGTGAGTATTAGGGTTTCTGCGGAGGGAGCTGCATTTGGAGACGCCAAACGTAGTGTTAGAGCTACATTTACCTATAATCGCCAAAGTTATTCGCTTAAAGTCACAGATCCAGCAATCGAGCAGCACTATAAAGGGCTTGGCAACGGAGTGCATAACCCTAACAACATAAGCTATTTTACCGTGAGCCTAGGGGAAACATGGGACGGATATGCTTACAAGTTGATTGCAGCAGTATTTTAGGGGCAAGGTATGAAAATATTTACAATAGGATTCACTGAGAAAAAAGCTGAAAGATTTTTCTCGTTAGTAAAGATATCCGGCACAAAGAGAATTGTTGACGTTCGCTTGAATAATGTCTCTCAGCTCTCTGGCTTCGCAAAAAAAGATGACTTGAAGTACTTTCTTAAAGAACTGTGTGATGTCGACTATGTTCACCTGCCTGATTTGGCGCCTACAAAAGAAATTTTGTCGCCTTATCAAAAAAAGGAAATTTCTTGGCAGCAATATGAGGATAAATTTCTTAACTTGATGGCGAAGAGAAATGTAGAAAAGCACATCAAGCGAGAAATCATTGATGAAGGTTGCTTGCTTTGCAGTGAACACCTTCCGCATCAATGCCATAGACGACTGGTTGCGAACTATCTGAAAGCAGCGTGGAGTGAACCTGATGCCGTTGTTAAAGATTTGATATAAGCATGAATGCAAAGATTTTAATTGCATACCCTGGCGACTTCCTTTCTTACCAAAAATTTGAAAGGAAAGTCGCTAAACTTATCAGCTCTCTTGAGAAAGTAGAGCTCATTTGCATGTCCGATAAAAATGGGTTTATAGAAAAATTTGCACAAGCAAATAATCTATTGATTACGAACTACGCTGTAAAAGCCGAGATGCTCCAAGATGCAACACATGCAGTTCTTTTTCAGGATGAAGAAAGGAATTGCTTTTTTGAGTTATTTAATGAATTGCTGGATAGGAAGATTCCTATCCGGAAAGTAGATTTGAAAATCACAAAGGTTTCTAATAAGGACTTGGGGGGTAGCTATGATGTATATATAGGGCGGGGGACGCTTTGGGGTAACCCATATCAAATGGGAAAAGAAGGTACTCGCGATGAAGTTATTGCTAAATTTGCCTATGACTTCGAAAGGAGGTTCTTAAAGCTGCCCGAAAAATTCGATGAGAACATTGAAAAACTTAGAGGTAAAACGTTGGGCTGTCACTGTAAGCCGGCTCCCTGCCACGGAGACATAATCGCGAATTATCTTAACTCTCAAGACGATGGTGAATAGTAGTCGCGAAATTCCCAAGCATCGTCGTCTTCTCGTAATCCCTCCCTATATCCATTTCAACGCCACACGCTTCCCCTGCGCCAGCTGCGTTTGATCGTCGTAAAAGGCTTTCAACGCAAAAGTCAGCTTGTATCTGCGGAAAAATCCAACACTACAAAAAAACATCATGAAAAAGCACTTATCCCCCTCCCGCCGACGGGCTTTACGTCCCTTTTTTGTGCAAAGGCGGGGTGGGGTGCAAATGGTGGCTCCGCCCAAGCCCGCTGCGGGGTCTGTGAGCTGTTTCGCAATTGCACGGAGTGCAAGGTTTTGCGAAGAAGTGCAGCGGCCTTGCATTGCGTTATGGGACGGCGGCAAATTGGTCAGGGGAGTGAGACGCCCGGTGTACAGGGGCTACGTTTGCGAAAACCAGCTGCAGACGGAGTTTTCGTTTTCGGAACCGTTCGCACCAGGTGCGAATTAGTCACTATCCAGCCCAATAGAAAAACAGCTGTGAGGCCCAGCCCGTGCGGCTTTCCGGTGTTCTGCGACATTGCACAGCATCACCACGAATTTCGTGGCTGTTAGTGCCGATTTAGAGGGCGCAAAAAAAACACAAAAACAGATGACGCACACCCATTTTTCAGGCGTGGGGCGGGAAAAGGGTAATTTTAGTAAGCGAGGGATCCAAACGGGCTGGAGCCCTTATAGATCGTGGCTTTCGCCCATTACCTTAGAGGGTAATTTAAGGTAAGGGGAGGGGTAATATTTTGTTCAAGGTCCCATTTTACTGGGGTTGGTAGCGGATTGGCATTACTTGCACTGAAGGTAATTTTATAACCATTTACTTACCTAATTATTACCTCTATTAAACTATATCAACTATCTGATTCTATTGGCTTTTGTCCGGTTTTCGACAGCTCATTACCAAAATTACCTTTTTCCCATGGCTCAACATAAAACGCGGAAAACGCCTGTTGCGGCCGTATTCTGCAGCCTGGCGCATTTAACCTCTGGGACTACGCTGGGACAGATTCTATGCGCACTGCCAGGCTGCAGCCCTTGTAAACCGGGGGGTTAAGTTCCAAAACTTGCTCACGGGTAGTTTCGAATCTCTCCTTCACCGCCAAATTCGATATACACAAAACCCCTGGTTTCGAGA